GGATGATTTGCACTACTGTATGAGTGAGTATGATTACCTGGATTATTAGTAGTACCACTCCAAGAGTGAGTGTGATTATTAATTGTATGACTGTGAGATACTAATGTTGCATCAGCACTACCACCTGTAGCACCTGGTTTAATTTGTGGGTAAGTCGTATCACTACCATCAGAATATGCTCCAACAATAAATTTATCTCTTAAATCTGGTATGTTAAAATTATTTCCACTTCCACCATGAATATACCCTGTGACAGCAAATAAAGAAGAATATGTATTTTTGTTGAGTGACCGTCCATCACACACAAAATATCCGCTAGGAGGTGGAGATATATTTCCAGACCACGCTACAATTTGTCCTATTGGAGTTCCAGCACCCGTTACACCTTTTATTCCTTTGGTTCCTTTAACTCCCTTGTTCCCTTTAAGACCTTTATTTCCTTTACTTCCCTTTACACCATCAGCACCTTGAGCGTCAACACCTTTCGGACCTTTATTTCCCTTATCACCTTTATTACCTTTAAGACCTTTATTACCTTTAATACCCTTAAGACCTTGAGATCCTACATTACCAAGTTCTCCCTTTTTACCTTTATTACCTTTATTACCCTTCTCACCTTTAACACCTAGATCACCTTTTAATCCTTTAAGACCCTTTTCTCCAACACCTTTTAATCCTTTAAGACCTTTTTCACCTTTATTACCTTTATTACCTTTATTTCCCTTAGATCCTTCAATACCTGAAATTCCTTTTGCACCTTTGATTCCCTTTTCACCCTTTGCACCCTTTACTCCCTTCTCACCTTTATTTCCCTTGATACCTTTAAAACCCTGAGAACCTGAAGAACCTTTAACACCCTTTAAACCTTTATTTCCTTTATTTCCTTTAACACCTTTCTCTCCTTTGGCTCCTTTTGCACTTATACCAATCGGCACCCAAGATCCATTTTTTCTTACTTTAAGAGACATGATATATTTTTATTAATTATTTATAACTTCATAATGAAGGTTAGAGCATAATATGGTGGCAAGTTTTTATTTGTTGCAGTCTCACCTACAGTGGTTGTTCTCCACACCTTACCATTACCTGAAAGAACTGATTGTGCATCATAAGCAAAATTACCATCAGATGTAGCAGTCCAACCAGCGGTATTATTTGCTGCATCTAATTGGTCATCACCAGGCATATTATGATAGTGAGAGGGTAGAGTTGAATCAGCACTACCACCAGTATCTCCTCGATTGTACGTACTGCCAGATGCAACAATGAATCGATCTCTTAAATCTGGTGCACCATTTGTGCCATCACAAAGAGTCCATCCAGCTGGAGCAGTATCTCCATTATACATTATAATGGATCCTGATGGCATAAATCCACTTGAATTTGTACCATCTGTGTCATACCATATGTCACCATCACATACAACATAGTTGCCACCTGGTGTTGTAGTTGGATCATTATCTTGAACATATTTTCTACCATAAGCATTACTTGTCTCAGCAATACTGACTGTTGATATACCAGCAGACGTTGGAGTTACTGTAATAGGATTGAGTGGAGTATCATCTACATTACAATAATTTTCCTGTTTAACATCAATTGTAGTTATAGTACCAGGAGCCATTTCAATCCAATCAAGTTCGGTTCCTGTTGAAGACAACACTTGTCCTGCAGATCCTAATTCTCCATCTTTATCTTGAAGTCCACCACTAATTTTAACACCATCAACAGTAGTTTCAAATTTAAGACCATTATTATACCTCAATTCAACACGGTCACCTTCATAGAACCTTGCCATATCTTGAGTTTCAGCCGCATTTCTTATTGCAACTTGATTGGATAATATAACAAGATCTCCTGTTCCAGCATCTCGAATGTAACTATGTCGATATATCGAACCTGGATCATATGGAGAATTACCATAATATATTTTTAATGCTTCATTGTTTCCAAACGTAGCTAATGAATCATTATTAAATTTAAGAGCATCAGCAGATTTATCCCAATAAACTGACTTAGCAGTTCCAGCATTTCCCCAAAATTCAACATCATTTTTAAAGGTTGCGATTCCTGTCACATACAAATCGTCTATATTCACATTTACACCATTAAGGTTATCTGCAAATACTTCTTTCCATCTTAAAGTCTCACTTCCTAAGTCAAATGAGGAATCACTATTTGGTAGAATGTTTGAATTTACTTTTGAATTAAATACAACATTGTCCGCTACATTATCTCCTAATGTTACGCTTCCCTTGAGATTTGAATTACCATCTACTATTAAACTATTTGTAAGAGATATATCATCCGCATCTATTTGACCTATAACTGTGACTCCGATACCAGATGTCATAAGTCTTCTATTAGTTGGTGAAGAATTATAATATAATTCTACAGCACCACTTCGAATACCACGGAACCAACTGTTTCCATTTGTTGAATTTAAAAATAAAGTTTTGCTGGCATTTACAAAGAAATTAGAAGATCCAGTCTGTTGAATATAACTTTCGTTCGTATATCCATTATGATAAATTTGTAAGTTACCACTTGATCCAAACTTTGCTCTTGATCCGCTTACAAAATTAAGAGAGTTATCTGTGCTACTCCAATAAGATGATTTAGCAGCACCTGTGTTTGTCCAAAATTCAACATCACCTCTGAAAGTTGCGATACCAGAAACATTTAAATTATTAAAATCGACTTGATCGATTATAAAATTTCTTTTAACGTAAAGATCTCGTCCTACATATAAGTCACCACCTGTGGTAGTAATTCCACCAGATGATGCCAAAGTTGTAATACCAACAACACTTATATTTTGCCCAACATTTAAATTTTTCTCAATACCTACACCACCATCAACTGTAAGTGAACCAGTGTCTTTACTAACTGATTGTGTGGTTGAATTTAAAAATATATCTGCATTCGATTGAACTGCTCCACTCGCAGCATTTAATACTAAAGCACCAGAGTTAGTTGTGATTGTATTTGTATCTACCTTAATATTCATTAAAGTTGTGATACCAACTGTCTTTAATGTTTGAATATCTGCTTGTCCTGTGCCAGATAAATTCAGAATATTTAAAGTATCAGTTGCAGTTGTATATGTAAAATTAGAATCATCAATCAACTCTCCTGATGTTCCAGCAAAGACAACACGGGTTTGTGTTAAATCTTCAACTCTAGCAGTATTAGCAGCAATCCCACCATCTGCTTTAATTTGATTTACAAAAGTTGAAATACCAGTGACATATAGACCATTAATAAATGTTCCACCTCTAAAAGAAGATATTCCAAGAACATCAAGTAATACTCTAGGTTGAGTGCTTCCAATACCAACACGGGAAGTATCAGAACGATAAACAAAGTTTGGTGCACCATCTACTAATCCAGCACTATTATGATATTGAACATCATATATTGTTCCACCCGCACCAGTTCTGACAGCATTGTTATTGATCCATTCAACACCTGTAGTTCCCTTTGATAAAAGATTTCCTTGAGAACCAGGATCATTATTAAAATCATATATTGTTTTTCTTAGTCTAAGGTTACCATTTACATCTAATTCTCTTGTTGGATTAGTAGTTGCTATGCCAACTAATCCTGTACTGGCAGCGACAGTTAAAAATGTCCCTCCAACTCCAACCTTTAATCCAGTATCACCAACTTCTAATCCCTTTCCTACAGTTAAAATACCAACAGTGCTATTAAATATTAAATCTGATGATGTTGAAAAATCATCTCGATATGTTCCAACACCAGCGTTAGCATTTGGGTCAAATATATTATCTTTAAATAAAACACTTCCATTATCTCCTGGTGGTGTTACTGTTATGGTTGCAGCAACACCTAAACTAACAGCATTAGCAGTTATGGCGATTCCCACAAAGTTCATTTGTGTAATGCTGCTAAGTGTTCCTACCAATGACCCTTCATCAAAAACAGATAACGAACCAGGTATAATACCACCACCAATTGGAATCCAATATCTCTCACCAGGATTTGATAAAATAGATACTAATTGATATTGTTGTCCAGGTGGAATACTTGGAGTTCCTGAAGGAGTGGGTGGATCTCCAATATTAGGTTCTGCTTGGTCTAATCCAAGATATCGATATCTATCATCTGTTAAACGGTTTTGGGGAGTCCTTTTTACTCTTCCGCTTGTATACTTAGGCATTACTATTCTCTAGAATACTCGCTAGAAATTCCATTTGTAGTGGAGCGACCAATCCACCCTGTGTTGAAATTCCTACATTAACATTAATTGTGTTAGTCGTACCTTCAATAATAGGCAAATTAACATTATGTGCTGGATCACCAACTCTTGGGTATCCATGCTCAGAGTTGTTTCCATCTTGACTGCAGGTGAATATAACTGAATTTGTTGCGATTCCTATAGACTCATTAGCGATTAACAAAGCTCCAGATGTAGCACTTACGAATGTATGGGTGTAATCACCACCACTGATGACAGCACCACTTGTCGCTGATGTAAACGTATATATTCCACTCGCACCTGCTGATCCAACATTCAATGTAATTGTTGTGGTTGTATTTGAGGTAATACCAATCGCAGTGTCATACGCTCCTGTGTTTGCAGGTTGTGGATATGTTACAGTTCCACCACCCGTTGTAAATGTGAGACTACCATTAGCCAACTTAACATTTGTTCCTGTACTTAATGTATTCGCACCAATATTGCATGTCATAATTCCAGAAGCTGTATCAAAATCAACTGCAGTTGGAGTGAAAGTAACAAGTGGACTCTTACCAACATCCACTTTAAAAGTATTTGGATCAATAACTGTAACAGTTTTAAAAATACCACTCACAGGATCTGTTGTTCTTGGATATGTTTTAGTCGCTGTATTACCATCCATAGTACATGTAAATGATAATGAATTATCAACAAATTTGACAATTGAATTAGAACTAAGTCCATGAGTAGCAGATGTAACTGTCATGATACCAGATTTGGCATCATAAATTGCACCAGTTACATTCTTTGAAGTACCTCCACTTAACATTCCATGATTTGCAATTGTTAGACCTAGAACACCAGTTTTAGCATCGTAAGATCCAGCAGTAGCAGTATACTTTGCTCCTGTAGAGGTTCTTGTTATTGAATTTACTCCTGCTCTGACAAATGTATGAATTGCTGGATTGTAAAAATGATTAATACCATTCGAAGTTCCAACTTCTACGACAAAAGATTTTATATTATTAACATCAATAATTGTATATGATGCCTGAGGATCTGGGAAAATTGTAGTTGTAATGCCTGAATTATTATTTGAACATGTAAATGCGATACCACCCAGTGTAATTTGGTCACCAGAAGCAAAGTTGTGATCTCCTATCGTGGTTACAGTCGCAACTCCTAAAGGTTCACAGTAAACAACATTTGTTATTGTACTAACTCCACTCTGCTCTCCAGATATAAAAATACGATCCAACGTTGTTGGTGTTTTTTCTAAAACTAATCTACCATCAACTAAGACAACTGCATCATTTGGTGGTATTTCAACATCTTTTAGAACTCGTATATCTCTTGTTAATCTTGTACTTCTTGATTCTCTTCTTTGAATAAAAGTAGTTTTAGGATATGTATTGATTCCAACGTTCGCTACTTGAGCATACAAAATTAACGCAGAAGCACCAGTAGGAACCTCATACAATTTCTGCAGTCCTGGTGCTACAGGAACTGCGAGTGATATAAACCTATTGACTGGTGCTATTGCCATATTATCTCAATGCTAATATTAATGGTGTTAACTGTGCTTGGATTGCTCTGTTGAAATCTCTACCAGAAATTGTTGAAGTTGTTTGATCAACAATTAAACCCTGACCAATTTTAAAGTTACCTTTTTGATCGGTGCTGGTAAATGGAACTTGCCCTCCATTTATTGCAATAACTTCATTCGCTGGTATAGGAACTCCACCTTGGAAGGGGTTCGCTTTATTTATATCCGTACCAGCACCAATATATTCAAAGGAATGAGAACTTGTGATGATTCGACTAATTCTACGAAGTTCAATATTAACTCCAGCGTTGACTTTGTATGGTACAAACTCATTGAATGTTACTGTTGTTAATCCTGTAATAGTGGGTTCTGTGGCAACATTAACTGTGAATAATATTGGATCAGTATCAACTTGTAATTGAGCACTTCCTGTGCCAGTGAGATTAACTGTGAATGATTGATTTGGTAAGAAATTTCTTCCACTTGAGATAACATCAATAGAAGTTATTGTCCCTGCTGCACTTACGTTAGCAGAGAATTCTGGTCTAATTGCCTCTGGTCCTAATGGAATTGGGATTGTAACAATTGGAGGTGCTGCTGGATTATAATCACCTGGCAATCCACCATTAATAACTTTGATTGATCTTATCAACTGCATCGGTTCATTTAAAACTCCTATGGCAGTGGTGTCATCATAATCTGCTAAATTTATTTTAAAGAATAAACCTTGACCATCAAAAGGTTTTCGAAAAGCTCCTGTAGAATCTTTACAATCATTGATTGGGAAAGTATCATTTTCAGCAGCGACATTTGTGAATATTTTTCCTGTAAATTCAGTTCTTCCGATACCATCTGCTTTCAAACCAACGTTACCAAATGAGGAATTTGAGTTTGTTAAATCACATTGTCCTCCTGTCACACAAGATATTCCAACATCAGTGGCGATTGTGAATATCGAAACTAACTGAGCATAAGCATTATTTGATAGTGACACTCCAATTCCATTTTCATTGTATTGTGTGAAAGAATCACACACCATGGATTTTAAATCCTGTCCAAGATTAGTTGTTCCTGTATAATTAGCGTCCGCAAAATCTCCATTAATTTTCATACCAATACTCTTGGTCATGAAATTAGTACAGTTACGTATATATGGTGATCTCCATCTTCCACTTGGTCCTTCATTCGCAGGTCCTACTTGTGTAAAACCAGATACTGCCTGAAAATCTGTGCCTGCATTTACTGCTGTTTGTGTTGGTGGGAAAGCAACAGCACCACAATCTGTATGAGCATATGAAACTCCACCTTTTCCATCATTATTCAAACCAGAAAAATTGAGATTCTGTATTAGACATCCTCTTCTTACATGAAAAACATCTTTCGTTCTATTTTGTGGAACAATAGTAACTAATCTTAAATCTTCTCCAGATACAGAAACATCAGTTCTTAATCCGATTGGGTTGTTCTCAACATAAGTTCCTGATCGAATTATAATTGTATCTCCTGCTTTCGCAACAGCCGCAGCACCACCAACAGTTCTTTTTGCGTCTCCTTCCAAGAATCCACTGTTAGTATCATCACCATCAACAGTTACCCAAACTGCATTTTCAGTATCGACACCAGATGGTCTCCAAGATACACCTGACCCTACTGATGATAGTCTATAATCATTTTTACTTTTACTTACATCAAAACCAACACTATTCAACTTATCAATAATTGAATTTTCTAACTCTAGAGTTCCGATTAATTTAGTATTATTACCAACATTCAAATTTTCTTCAATACCAACTCCACCTTCAACTATAAGAGCACCACTATCTTTACCAACTGAAGATGTAGCATCTTCTATTTTTGTTTGTCCACCAATATTAACTTTCTTCTCAATACCAACTCCACCTTCAACTATAAGAGCACCACTATCTTTGGATGTGCTATCTGTTGTTGATTCAATTTTAGTATCACCACCAACGATTAACTTCTTAACAATACCAACACCACCATCAATTTGAACTGAGGCGTTTGTAGTGCTAGACGCATCTAACGTACTATTGAATGTGGTATTTCCATCTACATCTAAAGTATTGTTAAGTGTCGTAGCACCATCTACATCTAAAGTATTATTAAGTGTCGTAGCACCATCTACATCTAACTCAGCGTTAAAAGTTACATTTCCATCTACATTTAAAGTGCTCTTGAAGTCAACAGCAGCACCAACATTTAATCTCTTTTCTATACCTACACCACCTTCAACTATTAATGCTCCTGTATCCTTATCAGTTGAATTTATAGTTGATTCTAATCTTGTTTGATCTCCGACAATTAGTTTTTTAACAATACCAACACCACCATCAATTTGAACTGAAGCGTTTGTAGTGCTAGATGCATCCAATCCACTGTTAAATGTAGTATTTCCATCTACATCTAAAGTATTATTAAGTGTCGTAGCACCATCTACATCTAATGTATCATTGAGTGTTGTAGCACCGTCTACATTTAAAGTTCCACCTACATCTAAAACAAATCCTGGATTATTCTTTTGAATTCCAACATTTGTCATTCTAAAGATAGAAGCATTATTTCCAACACCAGTATATCCCCACAGATCATTCGTAAATATTGTCGCTATACCAGTTCCAACTGTTGGATTTTGTGCTGTGGGAACTAGGGTATCCGTACCAATTCCTAAACTATTTCTTTGAGAAAAATTTATAGTATGGAAAGTTTGAGCGACACCCGTAAGTGGAATCTCTACACCTTCATCCTGTATTAAAATACCTGTTTGATCTTCACTTGGTGTAATCGCTGTCCATCTTATACCAAATTCATTCCTTTTAAGGAACATTCCATTCGCACCAGGTGCACCTACTGAGTCATAAATATTTCTTCTAATCGCAACACTACCATCTGCATCAAGTTTTAACGGTCCTTGCGTATTATCATTTCTTTGATTGGCACCGTTATTATCATCATAATAAGTTCCAATACCAGGATTTGTAGTTCCAATACCAACTACTCCATACGAATTAACAACAAAAGTACCAGTATCAATGCCAACTTGAAACTTTTGTATTGGTGCTGTCGTTCCAATACCAACATTTGTACTGGTAGTATCCGCAGAAAAAACAGTTCCACCAATTCCAACCTCGAAATCTTTTCTTACGGTTAGAAAATCTATATTTAATCTTCCATCAACAAAAATATCATCTTTAAATGTCGCTACACCAACGAAGGTTGATATTCCACCAACAAATAAATTTTCTTTTATATGTACATTTCTAAACGTTACATCATCTAAATCAAAATTATAATAAAGTTTTCCATAGATATAGGCATCTTCAAATATCGAATCTCCATCATTGACGTTCGTAGTATCATATGGTTGAGTCATTTAAATACCTACTAGAAAAACTTTTTGGCGATAGCACCCGCAACTGGTCCACCATACATTCCTGCTGCAGCAGATGCTAAACTACCACCAGAAACAAAACTTCCAGAGAAAGAAGAAAATAAACTACTAGTCTTAAGAAGATCTCCTATGTTGCCTCCTTTGGTCGTAACTTCAACCTTATCCGCATGTAAATTAATTTCATTAGTTGCACCCCTCTCCTCATAACCAATCCGTATCTTTTTTGGTGCCTCAAGAATTAATTCATTTGAAGCTTCAATAATTATATTCCTTGCTGATAATCTTATTTCACCCTTGTCAGCGTTTACAGTATAATTTCCATGATGAACCAGTGTTCTCATAGTATTATCAGTATCTTTAGACTTTACACCAGTTTCTATCTGGTAGTCTTTTTCAGTATGATATCTTGCCAATCCAGTTTCATGGAAAGATATATTATTTTTTATTTTATCCTTCGTAATACCAGCCATAAGGAATACTGTTCGACCTGCATAGGTCATCTCATCCGATCCAGACTCTATAAAGAACTGAGGACCGAAGTTTTTTACCTGATGATTTTGTTTATCCATACTAATATTCTCCTGGTTTTGGGAATGCACCTACACAATCAACAGACTGTAGAACTGGTTGATCCAACTTAGTTGGTGTTGATGACATAATTGGACGAAGAACAGCACCAATACCCTCATTAGATATAATTATATTTGGTATTGAATCGTATGGTTTTTGACAAGTTATTTCAACTCCTGTGATTTTACCATCAACTACTTGTAAATTCATACAGTCATCTTCAATAAATGCATCTTCATATCCAGTGCCACCATCTTCAACTATGATTTCTTTAAGAAATACATTACCCACCTCTCCTGGTAGATCAATTGGATAATTCTCACCTTCACTTGTTATAATTACATTTGTTATTTGTCCATATGTTGGTGAGTTTACATTTCTGTCAATGATTACTTTCCCAAAAGCACCATAACCCTGATTACAATTATCATTAAAAGCAATATCTGGTTCTTCAGTATATCCAGAACCAGGATCAGTGACTTCAAATCCAATGATACTTGCTGTTCTTTTTATTTCACCATACAAGTCATCTGGATCGAGTTTATTAATAAAATTGCCGAAAAGAACTTTTCCTGCACCACCAATACCATCACCACCAAATATTTCACCAGTTGGAGCACCGCACTTAAATACATTTCCAGTGTAACAATCAGTTCCTATATTCTGATCTGATGCATCACTTACCTTTGAACCAAAAATCGTCCACTGACCATATTCTTCTTCAAATTTTGTTAGTTTTTCCTTGACTAAACTACCAGAACCAAATTTCTCAATTCTTTTTGATGCATTATTGGCAGCAGCTGTTGCTTTGTCCAGAATATTTTGTTTTTCGCTTGTACTTTTTGATTTTTGTCCTGAACCATCCACTTTCCAAGTGTTTGTACTGTTTTGTTTTTTAACAACTTTTTCTGGACTACAATTGAAGAAATCACCAATTTTGTCTGCTAAATTAATACCAGCACCTAAAATGTCTCTAACCTTGAACAATGGTCCTAAAACTTTACTAATACCACCAGTTAAAGGTCCGACAATACCATCAATTAAAGAATTAACTTTAGTTAATACAGAACCAATAAATTGCTGTATCGCACAAGCAGGAGCATTCAATGAATTTTTAACAAAAGCAGTCAACATATCTTCAAGTGCACCTTGTAAAGCACCACTAACCTTTGATGCAAGACAGTTCATACCCTTAAATACCTTTGAGACAGGACCAAGCAAGGCACCCTGTGCTTTTTTCACAACTCGAAGAGCGATATTATATTGTGGAATAGAACTGAATATAGTTGTAGCGATAGTACTTAATCCAGTTTTAACACCACCAATCAACGCATCAGACAATGAATTACCAATTTGACCTACAAATGATTGTGCTCCACCTGCAATTAAAGCTGCTGTGCTTTTAATTTCACCAGGTAAATCAAAGAGAGCATTATCTAATTTAGTTGCTGTAGATAAAAAGTTAGTTAAACTTGTTTCGGCAGTGACCGCAAAACTTTTTAATGATTTATCAGCAGTGTTAACAACTGTTCCTGTCGTTGCCGACAATGGTTTTAAGTCTAGTTTTTTTGCGAGTTGAAAGGTATTAAGTTTTCTATTGTAATTATCATAAGTATCTGAATCAAAGGCATCAATCGTCTCCTGAGAGAATGATTGTACTTTAGCTAACTCTGGATATTTTTCTTGGAGTCCAAAAATGTCTTCTGACCATCCCTCTGGATCTGTCTGAATTAATTCAACAAAACTCTTCTCTTGAAATTCATTTAAATTCTCAGGTGGTGGTGAAACGTTCTTTGTAACTGGTTGTGTTTCACTCCTTCGACTTGTTAGTGAATTCTCAAATGCTAGTTCTTCAGATATATCCACTGTATCTCCAACTTGAGGACCTGCTGCTCTTCTCTCAGCAGATCTTCGTCTTAGTTCAGCAATTCTCGCTGCTCTCGCCTCTTCACTTGTAAGATTATCAAATGCGTTTGGATCATTAGTTATGAATTCTTCGCTTGAACCTGCTCTTGAATTTGAATATGTCATATTTTAAAATATCCTCCTGTTCATATATTTATCAATATAATTCAAGAGCTTCATCAAGACCACTTCGATCTCCTGCCCTTGCTCTTTCTATTTCAGCATCTAATGAAGCTTCAAAAGCACGTTCTTCTGATATGTCTACTGTATCGCCCACTCTATTACCTTCTGATGCGTTTCTTTCAGCAGTTCTTTGCCTTAATTCCTGCAGTGTTAAACCAGATGAACCTGTATTTCCTGATAATTTACCAAAAGCACCAACAGCATTTTCTTCGTCTAGTCCACCTTTTAATTTTCCTAATTGACCAACAGGAGCACCTTTTCCCTTTCCATTTCCTTTATTTGAATTTTGTTTCAATTCAGGATAAGTTGCACTTGCGGTTTGAGATGACTCTTGACCTTCTAGTAAACCTGGTTTTACTTTTTTAGTGAATCCAGATTCAATACCAAATTTACTACCATCATTCTCTACTTCTGTTCCTCTAGTAAAGGCATGAAGTATAAAAGGTGCTGTTCTATCAGGTCCTAAAAATATTCCTAAAACCATATCACCTTGAGATAAATTTATACTCTCTGATCTCTCAGCAGCACCTGTTCCTGCAGTAAGAGGAATTAAAGCCTGTGCTACAAAAACATCATTATCTTCTACAGTATCTTTATTTGAATAGTCCGCTAACATGCGAACTCGATATCGATAACCCCAACTTCCACCACCCATTAAGGTTCTTTGAGATCCATTTTCAGTAGAAACTAACTTTCCTATCCAATAAGATACACCTTCTCCTAAAAAAGAATATTTTTTTGTATCTTCATCAAAATCCATTTACATTCTCCTTAGTAAAAAATTAAACCACTGTCTTCTTTTTGTTGCTCATTACTGTTACCTTCTTCTTTAACAATAAGTCCGTAAGTGTCACGAGCAAGTGTCATTGAAGTAAATGATCTTTCATTATCAAAATAATGACATAAATGAAGAATCAAATATTTTCCACTCACATGTTCGTCAAGTCCACCTAAGGATTTATCATCACCCTGTCTTTCAATTTCAACTTTAATCACATCACCAGCCATCAAATTTACATTGCATGGAACTTGTATTTCCATCATCTGAGTATGTAGAAGATTATATCTCATTGGAGACTTTGCTTGCCACTCTCTAGGATCATTATTTGGAGTCAGATTTTGATAATCTAAACTTCCAATATCTAATATATGATAGTTAGTTGTACTATATCCTTTAGTTCCACGTCCTTTTACAACTTTTTTACCAAGAGTTTTTTTAACTTCTTCTCCTACCTCTCCCTCTGCAGTCTTCAAAACATAAAATTGTTCATCTACCTGAAGTTTATATGGATTAAAAAATATATTACGAGAGGCCACCCATTTTTTTCTCTCTTTAATATTTTGGTCTTTTAAGAAAACAGGAGATTTAACAATTTTAAAATCATTTTCATCATTATCTGTATTTGATGAAAGAGCTCCAGTATAAGTATAAGTTTCTACTGGTGGTTGAGAAATAAGATTATCGATTGATTTAAATTTATGTCCATCTTGAGTCTCATAGAAAAAATATCCAGGATCACCATTAGTTGGAATTGATCTTCGACAAAGGTCTGTAATTAAATCTAAACCGCCTTTAGATCTTGATATAAAATCATAACTATTTCTTGTAGGATCAATGTTTTCACTTTTAAATGAAATCTTTAATTCAGATAAAATCTTCTTTACATTATCACTAATTCTTCCTTTATAGGTGATGGTTGGATTTTTTATTTCTTCATTATCAATTGCAGGTTGTGATACTAGTGTTAAATCAACAGCTTGTCTCTGAGACTCCATTGCCACCGTAGCAGAACCATTTACACGAAAAGGTTTTTTTGTAAAATCCAATACTCCAGATTTCGTTCTAATTCTAAATTCAAGATCCTCCTCTCCTTCAATAGGAAGTGAAGATTTGATACTTCCTTCTCTCTCCTGAATATCTTGTTCTTTATCAGCTTTAAGAGCTCCTGAAGAATCCATATAACGTAAAAAAGCAGTTATCTCTGGCGAATACACACTTTCATAATAAGTAAATTCAAATGTTCTAGCAGTAAGATTCGCTTGCTTTTTATCATTTTTGATATTCATTATTTCAAAAATTGATGCTCTTGA